TTCAAAGCCAAAGAAATCTCCCTCCAAAACCAAAACTGATCCCGTCGAGGAAGTGGTGTCCGATGAATCAGCAGAATCTCCCAAAGAGGAGACCGCTGAAGAGGCAGCGCCCGAAGTCGAGGAGAAGGTGGAAGAACCCGAAAATGTCAACTCATCGGAAGATGAGGTCTGATATCCTATACAAAGCAGTTGCAAGGAAACGAATAAGTGTTCTGTACAATTGTGATTACACTTACAAGTGACCGTCCGACGCAAGAAAAGGGAAGAATCCTATGCCGGGAGTCGTAATTTCAACAGCAGTGCGAAGTGGCCCTACCGGGAACACCACTCGCGAATCGTCACAGGCTTTTTTTGCAGGTATCACCGAGCGTGGTCCTGCCGATCAGGCCTCAAAAGTCAACAGCATGGAAGAGTACGAGGCCCTCTACGGCGGATACGTCTCAAACGGCTACCTGCATGACACCGTTAAAGCATTCTTCGAGGAGGGCGGCACCCAGTGTTACGTCGCTCGAGTCACTGGCGCCAACCCAGTCACTTCGTACATCGAACTCGATGATGTCAACGCTGATTCGGCATTGCAACTTACCGCCAACGGTCCGGGAACATGGGTAGACGATCTCAATTACGAAGTCGTCATCGGTGTTGCTGCAAACAGTTCGGCTCTTCGCCTTTATTGGGAAGGCACCATGGTGTACAACACTGGTGACTGTTTGTCGCTTGCTCAGATGGTCGGACGCATCAACACGAGCGCTATTGCTTCTCGATATGTGACGGCGGAAATCACCGGCACGTTGATGCCCGCTCCAGTTGCTTCAACTGCGTTCCCGACCACGAACGCTGACAATTCAGTGGTGAGCGACGGTGGAGCCCCCGGTGACAACCAGTACTCGGCTGCTCTCGACTTGTTCCTCAATTCTTTTGGAACTGGCGTTGTTGGGTGCCCAGAGACAACTTCCGCTGTCGTCCGTGACGCGCTTATCGCCCACGCGAACACCAACAACCGTATGAGCATCCATCACTATCCGGCTGGTACCACCGCAGTGACTGCTGGTGCTAACGGCAGGTCGGAAGCGCTCGGTGCTGCTAATGGTGAGCATGCTGCGGTGTTTTACCCGTGGGTTTATGTTCCAACTTCCACTCCGGGCATCAACCGTCTGATTCCACCGCTTGGCTACGCTGCCGGTGTTCGCTCCCGCGCACACAATCAGGTTGGACCTCAGCAGCCCGGCGCAGGCATCATCTCGAACGCACGCTACGTCAACGGAATCGAGTTTGCTCTCGACAAGTCGGCGGGAGATGCACTGGACGAAGCACACGTGAACGCCATTCGCACGATCAATAACACGATTCGCATCTATGGCGCTCGTTCGCTCTCGTCGGACACCAGCAACTTCCGTTACATGACGGCGCAGGATCTTGTCAACCACGTGGTTGTCGAGGCCAATCGCACGCTTGAAGATCTTCTCTTCAGCGTCATCGACGGACGTAACAACATTTTTGCCAGCGTTGAGGCGAAACTCATCGCTGTGCTTGAACCTCTTCGTCTCGCCGGCGCCCTTTATGAGGCGTTCGACGCAAACGGCAAGCGGATCGACTATGGATACACGGTTAAGTGCGATACGTCGCTCAACCCTGTTACCCAGTTGGCTGATGGTCTTATCAAGGCCAAGGTCGGTATCCGCGTGTCGAGTGTCGGCGACAAGATCGAAGTCGACATCGTTAAGAGCAACCTGACCAACTCGGTTGTCTGACCAAGGGAGAATGACAGATGGCCAAAACTTCACAGCGACAGATCCTCGCCGATATCGCACCAGTTGATACGAACCACCCCAAGTGGGAGGGCTTTCGTTTCGCTCAGGTGTCCGGCGGTGAGATCACGGCGTCGGTTGAGAAAATCTATGAAGGTGGAGCGAAGTTCCCTACGGTTCTTTGCGCGCCGTTCGAGATTGGTGACATTACGCTCACCGCTCATTACGACGATGACTACACCGAGAGTGACGGAGCCGCCGGTCTTGCCCGCAAGTTGGCCCAGTTGCGTCCGCTCGTCGGTCAGGCGTACTACAACGTCAACGTGAAAACGTACGACTGCGACATCGAGGTGATCGGCACCGACCGCGTCTACTCGAACGCTCTGCTTGTCGGAATCACGGAGCCTGAGGGTGACTCGTCATCTGGCGCTCCGGCGACTTTCGCTCTGACGTTTGCTATTCAGAATGTGAACTCTGCATCCTGATAAAAACTCGATAAAACCTAGGTTTTACGGCTTTGCGGCTCATCCCGAAATGGGGTGGGCCGCGTTGCATTGTTGCGCCAAAATCGCGCTGACTGTGCTAGGTTGACGAACCATGAGCGACTCACTGTATATTGACAACGACACCCCTGATGATCCGGCTCCGGCAAAGGCGGCTGGCTCAAGCAAGGTTGAATCACCTCTCGACAGGTTGAAAGAGAAGATTTCAGCGAAGGTAACGCGACCTGAAGTCATCTTGGAAGTTCCTGATCGTCCGGGTGTTGCCCTGAAGATCAGTCCGAACATCACGCAGAAGCAGATGAAGGCTTGGCGTCGCAACGCTGGCGAGGACACTCGTAACGGAATGGACCCAACCAAGTTTGCTGCTTACGTGGTCGGGCACACGACTATCGGCATTGAAATGGATGAGGAAGAAGTATTCGATGAGAATGGCTTCCCACTCAACTTTGCCTCCGCTGATATACTTGCATCTACGGACTGTACCCGTCCTGTACCAGACGCCGTTATGGCTTTTTTCCACACTGATCCCCACGTAGAGGCTGCGGCACTCGCTATCCTTGAGGCCGCTGGATATGGGGAGACCGTAGATGCTGTGGACCCTACGAAGGACTCCTAGATGAATTAACCGAAGATTCCTATGTGATTTCTTCGGCTCGACTAGGAGAGTTATGGGGAACAAATCCTTTGGATTTGCTCGCCCTTGACGATGACGAATGGGTACTACTTATGGCCTGTGCTAAAGTTATAGAGCGCGACCGTGAGGAACAGGAGCGAAAAGCACGACAAAATCGGTCTTAGTTGTAGGGGTTCAGCCCAATGGAACAAGCATCACTACGAATTAAAATTGGGGCAATTGGGGAACGCCAACTCCGAAAAGTTCGTAATGGTCTTCTTCAGATCGGTGCTGCTGCCACAGCAACTCAGGCTAAGTTGAATGCTTTTTCCAAGGGTTACAACGACGCTGTAAATAAGCGGCTCACGAACATCACCAAATCGTGGAAGAGACATTTTGACTCCGTAGACAAAATGGTTGCGATGTTTGGCAAGGTCTCCCTTAAGGGACTGGGCCTCATGTTGAAAGCAACAGTCGCCGAATTTGCGCTGATGGGTGCTGCAATGATTGGCGTTCATGCCCTTTTTAAGGCTGGCAACCTGTTAGGTAGGGCGTATCATGCAATGCTTAATGTTGTTGCCGCCGGTGCCGCTGCTGCCGCTGTCGCAATTGCTGCCGTTGCTGCCGCCATGCGTGAACAAACAGCAGCAATGCATGCCTACAAGGGACGCAATTCAGGGTTTGGTGAGTTCGGTAGCAACCTGAATCAGGTACGAGTCGTGATGCGCGGCTTGCATACCGATACCGCACTTGCTTCTGTTGGTCTGAAGAATTTGAATGCCGCATATGCTGCGGTGTCTAAGAATTCCACCTTCACTCGTGGATCACAAAATC